GTGAATCCGAAGAAAGTCTATTGGAAAGAAGGATGTATGTTTATTACCCCGCCTGGTTTATGGCACTCACATAATAACGACGGAAAAACGTTTGCGTACATTCTTCCAGTCCAAGATGCGGGATTGCTCTTGTACCAAAGAATACTGGGTATAGTGCTCAAAAGATAGATAGTCTGTTCTACTTTAGTAGAATGCAGCGGGTTAGTCGATATGAATGCAGTATAGGCCGTAATTAACCTATTTGTCCTGAGCTCGTTTAAAAATATTTAGGGTTTTTATTTTTTCAACACATAGTTAGATAGTGCCCGTGCCCGCTTACGATCTTAATGCCGTACCCGCTGCAATGTTGTATTACGAAGAAGTTGAATATAGAAAAATAACCGGTGATTTCCATCAATATTTGTCTGTTTCACTGTTTAGATGTAATTATATTATAATATATATTAATCATAATATATATTAATCATAAAATGGCACAAGAATCACAACAACAACAACAACAACAACAACAACAAGTGTTTTTTGACTACGACGAAATAGTTAAATATTCTTCCGACGTCAATACAAATACAAAAACAAGCAAAATACAAGAGCTAACTATGAAACTAGCTATAACTACGGATCATGAACCCTCTCAAACATGTTCAAACTACGACACCGTGTATGCCTTAGGTGATCTTCATGCAGATTTCACCAGTTTTTACAGACGATTAATTGAGTATGAAATTATTAAAGACCCCGACCCTCAAGGAACTGTCGCCAACCAAATTGCAAATTTTGTTTGGATTCCGAAGCGTACGATTTTAGTCATCACTGGAGACATTATCGATGGCAGGAGGCCTTATATTGTACACGGAAGAGATGTCGGTAGTAACGTCGTAGATGAGGTTGGTTCGTCCGAAATACTGCTTCATATGTTTTTGAAAAATCTAAAATATAAAGCAAAAGCAAAAGAATCGGATGTCGTATGTATTATTGGAAATCACGATATGTTTTTATTTTATCCAGAAAACAAATTTTTTAAATCCTACGTACACGAAAAAGCCATACATTTCTACGGTTCTCTTGAAAAAAGAAGAGATTGGTTGGCCCCTTTTTATAGAAACAATTTCTATTTTTTATTTGAACTGATGCATGAAGATAAAAATATTGAAATACAATTTGTACACGGAGCTTTACATAGTAAAGAAAATAAAAGTTTGATAGATGACACGCGAAGACTACAGGGGATATGGCTTAATAAAACACGACATGTAGGAAATTTTCAAGAATATATGTCACCAAATTTTAGGGATTTTTGGAATTTTTACGTTTTCGACGATAACGCTTCTGCTTTTTGGGAAAGACTATATATAAATTTTGAAGAAAATGATGAGCGTTGCAACGACAACGTTCATAAAATTGTAGAAGGTCCTACGATTATAGTAGGACACTGTTTGTGTGAACCTTATGACGGTGATCCTAAAGAAAGAGAAAATGATGATGGTCAACCTTATAAAATAAATACCCGCGAATGTAAAAGCAATAATTTAGAGTGTATTTATCCCAAGTGCTTTGATGAAAAAGATGTTCCGAAAATCGTCATGATCGATACTGCAATGAGCAGTTGTTTTTGGGATAAAGCCGCCTATGATAGATCTGTAGAGATATTGCGTATTTCCCATACTGCAACAAAAGAAACAACTGCAACAAAACCGTATTTTGATAACTACGAAACTCTTTTCTACGTTAAAGAAAAAGGAAATCTAGAAACAACCAAATTGAAAAGCCAAAACCAAATAAAAAAAGACGCAGAAGCAGCAGCAGCAGAAGATGAAGCACCAGCAAAAAAAAATAAAGCAGAAGAGGAAGCACAAGCAAAAGCACAAGCAAAAGAAAACGCACAACAAACAGCAAAAGAAACCGCCCAACAAAAAGCACAAGCAAAAAGATCATCACCATCATCAGCATCAGCAGAAGTATTATCAGCAGCAGATCCAAAAGAAACAGGCGGAACGCACAGACGGATCCGCAAAAAAACAAAAAAACACAAACAGCAAAAAACTAAACGGGCTCGTACCAGGAGGCGGCGACCTCATCACTATATATGAGTCACTCTAGTACTGATAATTTAGTATTGAGGGCGTCCAATTGACTTATAATCGTAAACTAATTTTTCATCCCCCGTACTGGATTCATATATCGTTCTAAAGAAATTTGTGTATTAAATTTTTTTTTATGTAAAAAATATATAATTTAAAAGTAAAGATTGGACAAAATCTCCATTCAAACCTACTACAGGGAGTACCTATCGATGTTAAAATTTCAACAAAATTATTAACGGAATTGAAATGCTTTTTTACTGAAGATATATAATATAGTCTGTTCTTATAATTATATATCAATATGTACCATTTATTTTTAGGAATCGCTCTTTTACAACAATTTCGTCCTTATTTTAGAAAACATATATCTACCACTCTCGATCCCCATGAATATTTCCTTATAAACACTTCCATTATTATGGCCATTATTTTGATGTATGTAGCTTACCTTTTGACTACGAAAACCACCACCTTGAAAAAGTTACACTCAAGCATACAGTCATTATCTTTCACAGAAGTGATGTGTATTGTTATGCTATCATGTTTGACCGTTGTTTCTGGGTTATTCATTTTCGATTTAGATAAAAATTATAATACGCCATTAATCAACTCGATATATATGAAATCTATATCGACCATCGCCATTCTGGGTGTTGGAGTATTTATTTTTCGAGAGAACTATAAACTGCACCAATTCTTGGGAATGTTCATGATAATAAGTGGAATCTTCCTGACTTCGCAAAAATCTTTGCCCGTGTTAAGTGTATGACAAGTATGGCAGACGCTCTGTTTTTTTATGTGCCGCCGCGATCGTTTTTCGCTCAAATTACTGTAGTGCGAAAAATTTGAAATTAACATAAATTTATATTATATACGATGAAACGAACTACTCGAAAGTCAAAAGCTTCGCCCAAGAAAGCCGACATGGCCAAACAACGAGAAGCAGATGATGAGAAGCTGAAAGTGGAGACGCTGGCAGAAGAAAAACTATTCAAGGCATTGCCGAGGGACTTACAGTGGGAGATACTTTCAGAGTATTTAGGAACGCATGTGGTTCGTAATGGTAAATTAATGCGAAGGATGACTGGTGCAATACAATCGCGATTACTAGACAGTATGCCACAGATGATGCTCGGGAGGCGACCCCAACAATTGAATCTCAAAAGCGTGCCAATGAAAATGAGGAATAAAAATGAATGGTTCAAGGCTTTCGATACTCCTAGGATGCAGGGGGTGAATGGATTCCGTTCACTAAGTGTGGTTGAGGACCATAATGGAAACCCGTCTTACGAATATACAAGTCATATTGACGGGCAGGATGTAGTTGAAATATCAACGCCAATTGTTAATAACACTGTTTTACAACCTTATGTAAGACATAACTATCCATCGTATCCGTATACAGATATAAAACTTGGAAGAACAACCCTTAAAAGTAGAAAGCCGGTATTATTTAATCCGACCAAACCGAATACTGGCTACCGCGCTCGCCCTAATGCATAAATATACGGAAAAAAGGTTCTAAATATATCAAGCTTATCTATAATGATAAACCTGATTGTCGCCACTCTAGCACCCATAGTAAACTGTATACAACTCTTTCCTCAATTGTATAAAACATACAAAACCAAACACGTAAAGGATTTGTCTCTCATGTCTTTGTGTCTTATTTTAACAACGAATATACTATGGCTTCTTCACGGATATTTTATCACGGACATGTCTCTAATCGTCGCAGGGGTCATCAGTCTATGTGTGAATGGTTCTCTCATGGGATTGTATTTGAGATATAGATAAAAATATCGATTTTGGATTTTCATAGGTCACTTCGTTTCTCTGTTGATATCCCTGCCCCATTCAGAACCATCATTTCCACATAATCCGATTATATTATAAACGGACATTTAGCTCTAAATATGTTTGTGCATAATTGGTAAAATGACTTTACGAACCTCTTTAAAAAAGTAAGGCTATTTGGATAACGTTTTCCAATGATACGTTGAACTTATATTTTACCAATTATGTCATCATTTTGGAGGGGGGGAAAATTCCAAAAACATAATATAGATACGAGAATTTTTAAAAAAATAGGAATCCCCAAAATGATTTTTTTGAGGAAATGGATTTGAAAACCCGAAATCACTTAGATATAGACGGTTCGCAATTTTCTTCTCAAGCGAAAGAGGGGTGAGTTCACACTACTAATAAAGTGTGTGGATATGTATATATAACAAAAGCGATATATATAACAATGGAGTTATTAGAAGGAATTGATCAAAGTGAACTAATGGGGATGATAGGGCTGTTGGTGGATCTCACCCCATCTATCGGTGAACAAAGACGGGTAGTGAGTTTCAGTAGAATTCCAGTTGGAAGCCACGTTGCTGTCGGAAACCACCACGGCATATTCGTCGGAGAAGGTAAAGTAATTCATTTCACAGGCACTGACAAAACAAATTCAGTGATCATCGAAAGCACGGATGAGGAGTTTATGGGAGAGAGTACCACATTCTTCTTGATCAACTACGAGAGTGACAACCCTGACAGACTCGCCCTAACAGTAAGAGTGGCCAAATTTCTCGAGCAACACCTTCACGCCCAAGATGGAATGCATAATGCATTTTCTTTTAACTATGAGTCATTCGCTGTGTTTTGCAGAACTGGCTCATTAAGGTTAGACCATTCCATAGATTACCAACACCGCACTTTTCCCCCATCTAAAATTAAAAATATATCGTCACCCTCATTTTGGACAGGTCTAAGCAGAGCGAAAAAGTAGCAGTTGCATGCTCCCCCGTAAAATGTGTCATAGTTGTCTCAAGACTTTCATTTTATTACAACATCTAATTCCATCAACNGACGGAGTNTTTCCTCTAATTTGAACTGACGTTCTTCCAGTAGTTTGTTTTCTAATGCGAGTCGGGTATTACTATTAATCAAACGCTCAATATCATCATCACCCAAACTGCAATCGATGTATTCGAAGTCGAGTAGTTTCAAGTTTGACAAAAAGCCATCAAATGATGAAGTACTGCTCCGCATTTTTATTATAGATACGGGGTCGTGATATTGCGTTAGGTATTCCTCGTATTGATTTGATGTAGTGTTGTACACCCATGTAACACCTATATCCCTCGACGGAGACCCTGTGAAGCACAGTTTAATACAATGCAACATACTACTTTGAAATTCCCATTTGATATCGCACCAACCCCATCCGTTTACACCGGCGTGTTTCAGATGTAAAACGTTTTTCAAGTATTCTTGAGCTGCGCATGGAAGCGCGTCAAAAGCGTCGGTAACGATATCCAAATCGATATCGAATAATGCAAGGGACATCTATCTATACATAAGACCATCTTAAATATTACATTTAATTGACTTAAATATATTATCATCATAATTAAAATAATAATATGAAAAATATCGTTGCAATCCTTAGTTCTACTATTATACCCGTTTTGGCTTTGAAAGAAATGACACCCAAACTTTGTATTAACTGCAAGTTTTATATTAGTGATAGTTTTAAAGGAACGGAATATGGTAGATGTTCCTTGTTTAAAAGAACAGGAA